CATATCGATAAGCTTGTAACGATAAAGGGCATCGCCGACAACGGCACCGGCGAACACGCAGGCTGCTCCGATAGCTATACGAAAAGCGACGTCGGACACATTAAGAGCCTCGTCTATCTCGTCGACCTTCTCCTTAACTGCCTCAGCGGTAAACTCGTCGACGTTATCCTCATTAGCGTTAACGAACTCTTCGTGGATTTTCTCGGCCTTGGTCTTGTTATAAATGGCGACACCAGCAGCTGCGACTGCCACAACAGCAGAAGCAACCTTAATGATAGTCGATGCCTTCATTGTTCTCTCCTTTTGAAACAAAAGACCGCTCCCAGATATCCGGATTACCCGAGAGCGGCCTATAAAACTAACGAATATGACTTAAATGAGGTCCCAAATATTCCCGTCAACGTTGAAGTCGAGAAGAATGGAACGCTCGTAGCCGTTCACGAAATCGCGATTAGTCTCACGATTAATATCGTAAATGCCAAAATCAACGAAGTTGTCGCCGACAGGATTGTCCTCATTGTAAACCCAACCGACAACCTGGCCGGCCTTAGTGCGAGGAATTCCGAGCATGTCGTAAACCTCGTTCAGGAACAGATGACCGCGAGACTTCAGAAGATCGTTTGCGTAGGACTGCTGCGTGCGAAGGAACATAAGGTTGTACTCGGGGTCCTTCTCCCAACCGTTGCAGTACTCATCGAAGAAACGAGCATAATCGCTATAGCCGTTAGGGTCCTCAGCGGTGTACTCGGTCTTCTTTACCTTCTTAGTCTCTCCGGTCTCCTCATCTACGACCTTTTCGGTTACCTTCTTCGCCTTGAGATTATACTTGAGCTCTCGATCGACTTCCTCTCCGAAACGCTCGACGACACGCTTACGGTACTCCTTGAACGTGGTATCGACGGCGGTGTAAGCAGCCGCGATAGCAATGCCGCGCTTACGAAGAATATTGTTAGATGCAAAAATGCAGCCAAGAGACAGTGCTCCGAGAGCAACAGACGGACCGTAAAGCTTTGCGAAGTTTATCGCCGCTCGGCTGTACGTGATAACAAGGTCCTTCTTAGCGTCCTCTTCGCTGTACTCGTCCTTGAAATTCTCGTTAGTAGAGCATTCGTGAATTGCGTCGACGGCCTTCTTAGTCTCGTCGAGAATATCATCGATCTTCCTTGTCGCCTTGCACGCCATGACTGCGCTAGTTACTACGCCAATAGCGCCGGTGACAACAAGAATCTCAGGGCTATGCTTCTTGAGCTGGAAACCAGCCTTGTAAAAATACTTGCTGATATTCAGGTTCATGATCATTACTCCTTTAGATCTTTTCGTAAAGTTTGTGTTCCTTGACAATCTTATAGACGGTTTCGTCGTCTAGATCGTCCCAACCATCGGAGTTTATCTCAGTTCCAAACCACTTTTTCGTATCGGGATCGTAATATATCGTAGTTTCGTGCGTGAAGTGCAGAGCGCCTACGCTATGACTACGATCTATGTCGAATGACATTACGCTCACGACGTCTTCCCCTCCTCGACATGCTTAATGAGATGATCGAGATACCAGCGAGCCTTCATGAGGTCTTGCAAGCCGTTCTTGCGCTTCCATCGGCAAATATACTTTATGATGTTCCCAGTGTCCGTAGCCTCGATTCCAACGAGATCGGAGGTAAAGGCCTCGATAACATCGATCGTCTCGAGGCCGTTCTCAGAAATATAATGCCCGGGATGATTGACCATGTCACTCATAAGATATCTCCTTAATCGATTGGAAGAGCTCGAGGCATACGAATCATATATCCGTCACGAGTACGGACGATCTTAGCGCTCCGAATATCTTTCCATCCATACTTGTTGTTCATATAATTCTCGTTGGTAATATCAGCGAGCTCGTAGAAGTCGGCAACACTTACGACATCATACGTAGAAATAAGCTCGTCCATCCTATCGAGAACGCTCTCGGCCTCTCCTCGACTATCGAACAGAATATCGTCGTAATCGAAGCTGGAACTCCTATGACGCTCTCGATCGTTTGGCCTATCGTAATAACTGCGATAAGAAACCTTAGAAGACGTGGAACTGCTCTTCTTGCTTCCGGATTCTCCGTAGAGAATCATGTCGATGCCGTTTGTTACGACGTCCGAAATAGCTTTCTTTACCGCCGGAACGAGAACGTCCATCAGAATATAATCCTTAACGCTTTGGATGTCCTCAGAAATAAAAGTATTCGCAAACTTAGAAAACTCGCTTTTCTTCTTGGTCCTGGCAGTTCCTGATATGACCTTCTCAACCTTCTTTTCAGGAACGTCGGCCTTATTCTCTTCCTTCGACTTGTGCGAGTTAGACTTGTAATCGACCATTATAGACTCCCCTTTTAATTTTCTACGCGATGCAGATTGCCTTCGAGGTGAATTTTAGCGCTTCTCGAATATCCGTTTTCTTTCTTAAAACGATATTTAAGATTGGATAAAGCTTTCTTTACAGACGGCGCATATGTGACAGCGGTCCAATGTTGGCAAACGCACGTATCGAAACGGTAAACGGATCCTTCGAACTCGTACTCGTACATATCCTTCTCCGCAAGAACAAAAGGGAAAGCCCTTGTTACAGGACTTTCCCCTTGGACGAACTATGTAGTTTTAGTTCTTGTTGATCTTACTTCTTACGATAGAATCCGTTCTACTCCTCCTCTTCTTCGACACCCTCGCTTTTGGAATCCGCTTTAGCTGCGAACTTGTTCCTGATCTTGTCGATGCCATGCTTCTTACCATACTTGTAAGCCTTGTAAGCGGCAAAGCCTACAGCTGCGATACCAGCAATCGCGCCAGCGATCAACAGATAACCGTTCTCAGTGTTCTCTGCGGTCTCCTCAACGGCGGTCTCTTCCAGAATATCCTCGTTTTCCAGAATCTCTTCGTTCTCCATTATAATCTCCTTTCGAACTTAGAACCCCGATGGTTCCTCCATTAAATACCTTGTAAATTTCGCGAAACTACAGCCAACGATCGTACTCGTACTGAGGCATAGACGAATAATCGACAACCAGGCATGGTGTGCCGTCGGTTGCGAGATGCGCGTCGAAATTGAGTTCGATAGCGCCGGTATCAAGTCGCCAACCGAGCTCATAGCCAAGCTTTGTGGGCTCGAGTCCGATCTCCTCGTAGAAGTCATTAAGCGAAACATAACCGTCGTTGATTATCAGACGATTAATCTCGTTGACAGAGCGATTAAGCTTGTCCATGTCGGAACGAAAATAGCGTCCGGATAGAACGTCGTAGCAAAGTGTGTCGCCCTTATTGGTTAGGATGACCTCGCGATTCTCAACAGGATTCTTTTCGAGCTGATCCTTAGTGATGGCTTCTCGAATATTCTTTTCCTTCTTCTCCCCGATCATTTCGACAACCTTGTCTCGGTACTCCTTGAGAGCGGACTCCGATATGGTGTATGCTGCCGCGAGAGCTGCGTTTCGACGAGCGCTTACAGAGCTTGCTCCAACGATGCAGAATATGGACATGGCGCCCGTTGCGGCTGCTGGAATATAGCATTTCCACGAAGCCTTTATAGTGTCTATCGCAGAAAGCCGATCGATCTGCTTCACTTCTTCTACGCCGTTCTCCTCTGCCTCTTTGAGAAGCTCCTTGTTCTGACGGTACCGCTCTTCTTCGATAAGTTGTGCTGCCCTTGGCGTGGCTTTTACCGCAAGCGCAACAGTCGACATCATGCCGACAACACCAATGCCCGTTAGAATCTCCGGACTATGCTTCTTAAGTGCCATTCCTGCATTCTTCGTAATCTTGGAAATATTCATGCCAGACATCGAATTCCCCTTTCAAATATGTTTACTCTGTAGGATAAGCAAACCTACAACCTATTTCACAGGCGGTGTTTCTTGCCGTCAAGAAAATAAAAGTCGAACCGAAATTAGTCGTGGTGTCCAAATAATTGTCGAGCTCATCGATAAATGACTGAATTACGTCTTGAATAGACGCCTCTTCTTGTCCCGAAATATGCTCGGGAAGTCGGTCGGCTTCCTTCAAATATCTAGACAAGATTTCGTTCGCGGCCCATCGAGAATATGAGTTTATGCTAAATCTTGTGCACGTTCCGCTCCCTTCAGCAAGTTGATCGATACTCGGCTCTGGTATGCATTCCTCGATGTAATCCTTTATAATGCGAACTACGCGGTCAGCTTCCATATCAACTCTCCTTTTGGAAAGAAAAGAGCCCTTGAAATAAGGGCTCTTATCTTTTGTTTACTTGAAATCGCGGTACTTCTCAAAAACGTTAACAACTTCCTTCTTAATCATAGCCTCCATTTGTTTATCGCTAATGACGCCGCCAACGACCGAAATAGCCGCTGAAGCGACAGTGACGATAATTCCTAAGGTCCTGAGTGTTTTGATGTCCATTGTAATCTCCTTTCGAATTACCTACCATTCCATAACATAATTTGCAAATTTCGCGACTAGTGGTGCCCATCAACTACAAGCTTCTCAAAAAGCAAAAGGCTATGAACTTTCCATAGCCCCTTGCTCGGTGGTATACCTACTTCCTAGGGAGCAGCTTGTTGACAAACCCCTTTCCCATAATCGTAGTAACGGTACCAGTCTCTTCGAACTTGAAAGACTTCAGCGTTCCCCAAATCGTAACTGCTACAGGCACTACGATACCAGCAACGCTAATGGCGTTCTTTGTGACTCGATCCTTTCGATCATCCTCCAGTTCCTCGACTTTCTTGTCGTTGTCGTTTCGGATTTTCTCAATCTCGATTGCGCGATCCATAAGCTGCGTAATACCGCGTACTGTCTTCTCGTACTCTTCGCTTCCTTCCTCCATGCTTCTCAAATATTCGAACTCTTCTTTGATTTCGTCCTTGAGTATGGTCTCGATGTCTACCATTTCGTTCCTCCTTTGAACGCTGGTTAATACCTCCATAACAGAAGTTGCTATTTACGCGAAATATAGCTTTCCGTGCTAACGTCGAGCGTGACATGCTGCTTCTTAGATACGGCTATAAGATCTTCCGAAAGTTCAAGAAACATGTACGGACCGTCGTACGGATCCGATGAATCAATTCTGAGAGTTCCCGAAATCGATTGATTATTTGAGCGCTTCCCAACGATGACTCCGGCGATGAACCCAATAATTCCGATAGCGATAGTGATAGCAAGTTCCATCTCTCCTCCTTTTTATATTGTTTTGACGAAAATTCCAACCGGGGAAATTTTACGATACAAAAATAGTATCTTTTTTCGGTAACCTGCGTGCTGGTTTTGATCAAATATAGGTATAAATACTCGAATGCATAATTCTAAGCCCTTAAAACGCCTTACAATAAGCCGTTTACCTGCGGTTTTATAAATGTAAAATAGTACGTTTTTAAAGCTAGATTAGTCATCTTACTTGCTCAGCCCCTCAATATAACGGCCACTAGAGCAACGGCGGTTAATAACGTTGCGATGTCCTCGTCTGAAATATGCTTCACACAAGCCTCTCCTCTCGAATCGAAAAATAAAAGAGGAGGATATAGGCCAAGCGTAAACCTATGTTTAAGGTAGCCTCGACTATCCTAATCGGCTACTCTCCTCCATAAAAGGAATTGTAATTTTCGCGAAGGACAAAAAAAAGAGAATGCGATTCAATCGTGGCCCTCCTCACGGATTAACACGCTCTGAATCATCCTTATCTTTCGACTTAGGTCCTTCCGTTATCATCATATTTAGAATTGCAATTTCTAAACTTAGACTTAGTGGTAATTCATTATTACACGCCAATATTCATTTCTAAATATTGGATACTTTCTATCATTCTCTTCATAATATATGTTGTAATTTTCGCGAAGGACAATTTCGTTCTTTGCTAAGTAGTCAGAAGAATCATCTATAATGATCGTAGTACATCTCTCGTCCGCATGGGATGTTCAATCATGACACTACAAAAAAAAGAAAATATCATGAAACGTTGACGTGCCAACGATAGGTAAGCCTCGTCTGTAAAACGCCCCATTTGTTATAGGCGTAACCGGGTTTTACTAGAAATGGCGTAGCGTCAACGTTTTTGCTATGCTTTGATACATAGAAATATCGCTTTTTACCGCCAAAAACCTATTAAAACTCTGTCGACGCTGTCAAAAGGACGTCAAATATAGCGTTATAAAACCGCAGGTAAACGGCTTATTGTAAGGCGTTTTAAGGGCTTAGAATTATGCATTCGAGTATTTATACCTATATTTGGCACTCTCGATAAAGGCCCGACATGCCACCTCCGATAACATGCCGGACCTCCCGAGATTTAGGGCCGGAATCGCCCACTATCAGAACTTTCCAGCGTTAATAGCCTTCTGCATAGACTTAACGGTATTGCTCGGACTCCCGAGGAACCCGTCGGCGTTGAATCCGTAATGGCGCTCAAGTGCATTGATAGTCTTAGCACCGACGATTCCATCTGCCTCGACGCCAAGAAGCTTCTGCATCTTGGTGATAAGCTGTGATCCCACAGGATGCTTGACCCACTGCCATCCTCCGGTGCAGGCTTTTAGAATTCCACGGTTCTGGACTTCCTGAGAAGACACAATACCATCGCGCGTGGTCCCAAGAATATCCTGCAATCCAAGTGTGGTCTCAGCGCCCCAGAAGCCATCGACATGGACACGACCGGCAGGATTCTTGGTGGATGACGGCACTTCGATGCCGCTATACCTAAGGATGCAGTTCCAACCGTGCCTATAATCATAAACACGGCGTTCGTTGGTCTCATAGCCCGTCTGGTCACCAGCGCGTCCGCCGCTCGCCTTACCACGCTCGTCGATTGACGCCTGAGCAATGATGGCATTGCGACCGTGTCCAGAAATAACCATACAGACGTGGTGCGTATCATTAAGCAGAATATCACCAGGCTGAAGAATCCCGAGATCAGGAGCGAGGCGACGCCATCCGCGAGACGTCAGGTTGGCAGAAAGGTTGCCAGTGTAAGTCGCACTACCTGTATCGAATCCTCCCTGCTTGAGTGCCCAAATCACGAGCGCCGA